CTCAGATATTCAAGATTCACGCCGTGATGAAGTTAAAGATTATCTTGTTAGACAATATCGCCATGTTGCTTCTATTGCAACATTTTTAGAATTTAAAGATAAGGGTGTTGTCAGAGATGTTGCTCGTGCATTAAACATACCGCTTCCAGATGTAAACAAAGTTCTTAAAACTGTTGATACTTGGGATGATTTTTGTACATCAAGAAACGCAGAATGGTTTCGTGAAAAATACCCAGAGGTAGTTGCACTTGGAGATCAGCTTCGTGGTCGTATTCGTGGCACAGGAGTCCATGCTGCTGGAGTTGTAACAAGTAAAGAGCCAATATTTAAATATGCTCCACTAGAAACTCGCAGTGTGACTGGATCAGATGATCGTATGCCAGTTGTGGCGGTAGATATGGAAGAAGCAGAGCGCATTGGTCTAATTAAAATAGACGCACTTGGATTAAAGACTCTTAGTGTTTTAAAAGATACTATTGATATTATTCAAGAAAGATATGGTAAGAGTATAGATTTGCTTAAAATTGATATGGATGATAAAAATGTTTATCAGATGCTTTCTGACGGATATACAAAAGGTGTGTTTCAGTGCGAAGCAGCGCCATATACAAACCTTCTTATCAAAATGGGTGTAAAAAATCTTGCCGAATTGGCTGCTTCAAATGCTCTAGTTCGTCCAGGAGCTATGAATACCATTGGTAAAGACTATGTTGCTCGTAAGCATGGTCGTCAAAATATTGACTATATGCACCAAATCTTAAAGCCTTTTACAGAAGAAACATATGGGTGTATCCTATATCAGGAACAGGTTATGCAGGCTTGCGTTCAACTTGGTGGTATGACGATGGCAGAGGCAGACAAGGTCCGTAAGATTATTGGTAAGAAAAAGGATGCAAGAGAGTTTGATGAGTTCAAAGACAGGTTTATCAAAGGTGCTTCTCATTACATTGCCCCTAACGATGCTCTTGATTTGTGGCATGATTTTGAAGCTCATGCGGGATATTCGTTTAACAAATCACATGCCGTTGCTTACAGTACTCTCTCGTATTGGACGGCGTGGCTCAAATACCACTATCCATTAGAGTTCATGTTTGCACTTCTCAAAAATGAGAAGGACAAAGATACAAGAACGGAGTATTTAATTGAAGCAAAAAGAATGGGCATTCCAGTTAAGCTGCCTCACATTAATGATTCGGATAAAGATTTTAAAATTGAGGGTAAGGGTATTAGATTTGGACTCTCCGCTATTAAGTTTATTTCTGATACTATTGCTGATCGGTACATTGCTGCTAGACCGTTTTCTTCTTTCAAGCAAGTAGAAGAGTTTACTTTTACAAAAGGTAATGGTGTAAACAGCCGTGCACTACAAGCAATGAACGCTATTGGTGCTCTTACATTTCCAGATAATCCAGCAGATCAAGAAAAGGTAAAAGAAAATTTATACGAATACCTAAATCTCCCTGAATTCAATATGCCAGTTCCACAACATTATTATGCATACATAAATGATATTGAGGAATATGAGGAAAAGGGCGCATTCATTTTAATGGGTATGGTAAAATCAATTAAGAGATCAAAAGGATGGTCAAGGGTAGAGTTGTTAGATAAAACAGGAAGTGTGGGTATATTTGATGAAGAAAATACAACCATTGAGGCTGGTCGTACATATATCGTTTTGGCTAATGATAATCGTATTGTTAATGCCGTACCTGCCGATGAAATAAAAGAATCTAAAGATCCCTTGGTTAAGTTTTTAAATTATAAAATGTTGCCTTACAAAGATGATGAAATGTTTGTAGTTTCTTTTAAGCCAAGAATGACTAAGGCAGGTAAGAAGATGGCATCTTTAACTCTTGCAGATGCAGGAAGAGATTTACATGCAGTAACAGTATTTCCAACAGCTTTTCCTAAAGCATATATGAATGTAGAAGCAGGAAATGTTTATAGATTTACATTTGGCAAAACAAAAGATGGCACAGTGATAATGGAGGATGTAGTAAATGTTTGATGAATTAGCAGAAAAAGTACATAAGAATGCAGTTGAAAAAGGATTCTGGGATAGACCAGCAGACCCTATATTTATTGCAAAACAAATGATGATGATTGTTTCTGAGGTATCAGAGGCTATGGAAGCAGTTCGTAAAGATATGGATCCAGATCAGATATCAGATGAGTTTGCAGATATTATTATTCGTACCCTTGATCTTTATGCTGGTATTGCAGAAGCAGGGTATGTAAAGAAATCTCTTGACTATGCTATTAAAGAAAAGATGGAAAGAAACTCACACAGACCAAAGAAGCATGGGGTAAGATTCTAATGACAGTCACAATAGAAGATGTATTGGCGCAGTTAAATCCTAAACTACGTAAGAGCGTATTGGTTGGAGATGCTGTACCAAAGACCGAATATGCAGCAACACCAAGCTTTGGGCTTAATCGTGCTCTTAACGGTGGCTTGCCATACGGAAGACAAGTCCTTATCTGGGGCAGCAAGTCAAGCGCTAAGTCATCTTTGTGCTTACAGATGATTGGTATTGCACAAAAAGAAGGTAAGGTTTGTGCTTGGATTGATGCAGAAATGTCATATGATAAAGATTGGGCAGAAAAACTTGGTGTTGATACATCTAAGTTAATAGTGTCACAAGCTAGAACAATTAATGAAATGGTAGACATTGGAATTAATCTAATGGAGGCTGGAGTAGATCTTATTGTTGTTGATAGTATTACTTCTCTCTTGCCTGCAATTTATTTTGAAAAAGATTCAGATGAATTGAAGCAACTAGAAAATACAAAACAAATTGGCGCAGAGTCTCGTGATTTTAGCAACGCATGGAAAATGATTAACTATGCAAATAATAGGGTAAAGCCAACTTTATTTGTTTTGATTTCTCAATCTAGAAATAATATTAGCGCAATGTATACAAGTCAACAACCAACTGGTGGTCAGGCTACAAAGTTTTACTCGTCTACTGTTATTAAACTATTTTCTTCTGAATCAGATAATCAGGCTATAAAGGGGAAGATACATGTTGGGGATAAACTCATTGAGGAAAAGATTGGTCGCAAAGTTCGTTGGGAATTACAATTCTCTAAAACTTCGCCTGCCTTCCAAAGCGGTGAGTATGATTTCTATTTTAGAGGTGACAATCTTGGCATTGATACTGTTGGTGATCTTGTTGATACCGCTGAACTTGCTGGTTTAGTAACTAGAACTGGAGCATGGTATCAGCTAGAAGACGGAACAAAAGTTCAAGGTCGTGAAGGACTAATTAATAGAGTGCGAGAGGATTTGGACTTGCAAGATCAGATAAGAGCCAAACTTTCAAATGTCTAATTTCAATACATATGCTGGAAAATTTTCTTGCAAAACATGCAGGGAAGAAGTTAAAAGTATTAGGATATATACAAATACTGGAATGGGTACATGGCTCTGTTCTAAAAAACATTTGACCGAAGTTCAAGTATATCAAGTAGGATATAAAAAGAAAAAGGACTATGAGCGAGAAGAATGAAAGCAAAAGAATAGGTGCCAAGCAGCATAAAAACTCTGGTAGAAATACCAAAAAGGGTGATGCTACTTGGAGAGATTTTGTAGTTGATTTTAAAGAATCATCTAAATCATTTACGCTCAATAAAGATGTATGGGCTAAAGCAGTAACAGATGCAATTAAGGCGGGAACTGATAAATCTCCAGCCATAGTAGTAATACTAGGAGAAGGAAATAATAAAACTCGTTTAGCAATTATAGAGTTTGATTTATTAGATCAACTTACATGGGAGGATAAAAATGGAGCAGAAGGAACAAAGTAAAACTACTATTGAGATGGTCAATGGGCTATCTGAAATAGCAGACTATATGCAAGATGAGGAGCTTACTGCTGCACTCACATTTATTGCAAAGATTATCATAAAGCCAGATATACCACTTAATGTGGCAACTTTAGAGATAGTAAGGCTACAGGCTATAGCAGCAAAAATGGCATTTAAAGCAACATGGATGACTAATGTGGACAAGTCGGATAGAGGTAAAAAGAATATATACTACACGGCAGCAGAAGCCATAAACGATTTAGTATCTGCTCTCAAGTACATAATTCGCTAACTGATATAATAGAGTAAAAGGATTATAATGACTAAAAACTTGATAAAGCAGATGATGAAAAAGGTGGATGAGAAATCTCATATACTTGATTCCTCTGCCCTTATAGAAAAAATTAATAGTGGCTACATAGCAAAACAGCAGCCTAAATTTACAAAGAAAAAAACTTTTGCCCCATCTGGACTTGTTTATGGACATGGAGAATGTCCAAGGTATTGGTACCTTGCATTTGAAGGCAACATATTTGAAAGCGATAACGATGCCTATGATGTTGCTAACATGAATGCTGGAACTATGTCTCATGATAGAATTCAACAGGCAATGCTAGATTCTGGAGTAGCTAAAAAGTTTTTAGATGAAAAATATTTTGACGAAACTGGCAAAGAAAGAGATACAACAGAATTCAAGGTTGCTCATTCAGATCCTCCAATTTTTGGTTGGGGAGATGCTATGCTTGAAATAGAAAACGAAGAAGTAGTTGGCGAAATTAAAACAATGAAGTCTGAATCCTTTGAATATTATAAAAATAAAGGAGAGCCAGCAGATTATCATGTTAAGCAATTAATTATTTATATGAAAATATTAGGAAAAGCAAAAGGTGCATTGATTTATGAAAATAAAAATAATCACGACCTTCTTGTGTTTCCAATAGAGGTAACTGAGCAGTATAAGAATTGGATTAATACCGCTTTTGACTGGATGAGGGTTGTCTATAAATCTTGGAAAGATAAACAACTTCCACAGAAAAATTATAGAACAAACTCTAAAATATGTAAAGGTTGTCCAGTAAAGGCAGCGTGTGCATTGGCAGAGCCAGGGGTGGTAAAGATTAATTCTCTGGAGGGGTTTAGTGAAACAGTGTGAAAGATGTGATAATCGCTTTTCTCCAAAAGTAACTTATCAAATCTATTGTAGCAACAAGTGTAGAGATGAAGCTACACGAGAAAAAATTGCTGAACGCTACAAAATAACACGTAGACAAAAACGCAAAGGAAAAATAAGAAAATGCTTGGGTGGTTGTAATCAAGTTCTATCTATATATAATGATGATGGATTTTGTTCTAATTGCAATGTTAGTAAAAAAGCAGTAGATAAAATGTTAAAACAAATTAAAGGATATTTTGATTATGAACAAGACTGATCAGCCTAGCCATATCTGCGCTATTGATGCAAGCACTAACAGCCTTGCTTTTGCATTTTATACATACAAACAATTAACTGGGTATGGAAAAATAAATTTTAATGGCTCTAATATTTATGAAAAGGTTCAAGATGCTACTGCTAAAACTAAAGCATTGTTTGATCATTATAATATGATTAATGCTATTGTTATTGAGCATACCGTTTTTATGAATTCTCCTAAGACCGCAGCAGATCTTGCTCTAGTTCAAGGTGCAATTCTTGGAGGTGCTGGACTATCTGGCATATCCTTAATTGGCAGGGTATCACCAATAACATGGCAAAGCTATCTAGGTAATAAAAAACTAAATAAGGAAGAGCAGTTACAGATAAAAACAGCAAATCCTGGTAAGTCATTATCTTGGTATAAATCATATGAGCGTGATTTTAGAAAGCGTAGAACAATAAAATTATTAGAGATTATTTATGATAAAAAGATTGATGATTATGATGTAGCAGATGCAGCAGGTATTGGGCATTGGGCTATAAATAACTGGGAAAAGGCTGTGAAATTTGACAAGGACTAGGTATGGCTGGTAAACTATATACAAATGAAGTGTGGCTTAAAAAAAGATATCACATGGACAAAAAAAGTCCAGAAGATATAGCTAAAGAATGTGGGGTAAGCGTGGAAACTATTTACGTGTATTTGGCTAAGTTTGGACTAAGGAAGTCAAAGCGATGAGCGATAAAGAAAAATTTATTATTAAGGTTGATCAGGTCAACCATCCGTACCACTACACCACAGATCCAAGCGGTGTAGAGGCAATTGAAATTACTAGACACAGAAACTTTAACATAGGTAATGCTATCAAGTATCTCTGGAGAGCTGGTATTAAAGATGAATCTAAACATATTGAAGATTTGAAGAAGGCTATCTTTTATATTCAAGATGAAATAAATAGACTAGAAGGCAAATAT